CTGATGTACTTCCTGTTGGGATTGATTATGTTTGCTTTGACTTTGCTGTCAACGCTAATCCTATGCGCTCTATACTATTACTACAAAGATGTGTGAACGTCAAAGATGATGGCATCTTAGGTAAGCAAACCTTATCGGCTGTCACGGATGCGTATTCAGCTAACAAAATTGCTTTGATTGAGCGTTTTTCTGATGAAAAAGAAGCGTTCTATCACACACGGCCCACGTTCCCTATTTATGGGCGGGGCTGGATGAATCGTATCGATATTGTGGAGAATCGAGCCAAAATTATGGTTTGATTTTCTGGATACTGAGCTGATAACCAATCAACACGACTTGTAATTTGTCAGAAAAAAGCGTGGTGAACGCATCAATTGCAATCTTAGGCCGTTGCAAGATACCAGGCATATCTAACCAAGCGTAATCATCAAACAATATAATGCCGCCTGTTTTAAGCAATTGCCATGCCATGCAAGCGTCAGTGATTACGTCCGGTGCTTGGTGTGAGCCATCAATGTAGATAAAATCAAACAATTGATCCTCATGGATGAGCTGCGCCATGGCTAGGCTAGACCGGCCCTTGTACGCAGTCACCATTTGACCTTGCTGGCGCACCCAATCGACGTTCTGTTTCCAGCGTTCAAAGAGTAAAGTCAGCGTCAAATTTTCGTGTTCTGCTGACCCTTCAAACGTGTCAATACAAGTCATGCGACCATCATGGGGCAACATATTCTCAAGCATCCAGCAGGTTGCCCGACCTTCAAAGCAACCAACCTCAAGGATATTCGAGCAGTCAGGGATAAGTCCTTTCAAGTATTGAAAGTTTGGTATGTTGTGACTGAACCAATCCTGACTAAATTCCATACTTTACCTTAGTTCTATATAACGAAAATACTCTATGGGTACATCATAGAAATACTCATTCTGTACAACATACTTGTTTTTTACTTCAACCTTGTTGCAGTTTAATATTTTTTCAGCTGTACACATATACCCATAATTTAAATCATCATTTAATGCAAACATTAACGTTGGCAGGTTGTTTTTTAACAACTTTTCTTTGCGTTCAGCAATATGGATGGTCTTGTACGGGCATTTAGAACCACCCCAAGATCGCATTTCTACTTCTGCAAATGCAACGGCTATTCCTTCACGTTTAAGTAGCAGATCGGCTTTGTATTTTTCACCATCTTCAGCAACTATGTGCCAATTGCGTTTGACCCAAATTTTGATTGCTTCTCTGGTTTTAGGATCGCAAGCCTGGTCAAGTTCAGCATCAAATTTCTTGTGCATCATGGTGCTGGAATCAACCGGCCTTCAAACATATATGTTCCGATGTGAGCCAGTTGCGCCCAAGGTGCTGCGTAAATGCGACCACCAATCTTGCGATAAATAGCACAAAAGTGATAGTCCTCAGATAACAAACGCTCTGTTTCTTCTTCAATAGAAGTGGCAAAGTATTCATATATCTGTTCTCTCGCTTGCATTGTATTACCTAAGTCAGCAACATCATTCATATAATAGGGAACGTGTTGTTTTAATGCTTCAAATACCTCACGCTTAATCAACATAAACCCTGTGCCACCGTTTTGGATCTCGACTGGCTGGTCCACTGGCACGGTGACCGACTCTTGATAGCCAACCAGGTTAACCACAAAGCTACCGGTGTATTGTTTCAGGTCAGCATTATCAACACCGTTATCCATTGCCTGTTTGACGGTGTTCCAGTTGATTTCTTTTTTGGGATAGATACCGCAAATGATTTCCTTGTCTGCTTTGAGCATGGTCAGAATGTCATGCGGGTTAAACCGGATGTCGGCATCAATGAACATCATATGAGTGCAATCTGACTTCATAAATGCCGTGGCAAGAGCGTTCCTCGCACGTTGAATAAGTGATTCATTGAACATAAAAGACATCAAAACCTCAATGTCCTCTTTAGCCATGATGCTTGGCAAGTTAAGCAGTGATTGGGTGTACGCACCGGTACACATACCGCCATACATGGGTGTTGCAATAAATAATTTAGTCATTTTCTAGTGCCTCGATAAGGTGTGACAGGATAAAAGAAACATTGGTAAGCATCCTTTCTTCTTGCGATTGAAGGTATGAAACAAATGCAATGTAGGCTTGCAACTCTTTCTGAGCTTCCTTGGCCTGAATGATTAACTGCTCTTGGTCTACGACCATGATGATCCCCTATAAGATTGAGTAAGGTGGTGGCTGTCCTAAATACCAGGCCACCGGCTGGCTCTCAACACCGTTAGGACTCGGCTAGGGGCTTCCCTCCATTGCGGAGGGTGAAGCGTTCTCTACTACTACAATACATCCACCGCCCCCCTTCTTCACAAGCCCCCTTGTGATAGATACTTGGTGTACTTGTCTATCATTGTCAAACATTCCTGCATCCTGCATCGCATCCAAGATAGGCTTAATGCAATTATCAATGTCCATCAACCGTGCATCCCGTGGTCGCAATACTATATCAATAACCACCTGCCCATCCCCAAAGGATTCTAATTGGTGCAGTGCAACATACTCTTGTACCGCTAACTTAAAATCACGACCACGCTTGGAAACGAACCGACGGTTACCTGATGCAATCCAGTAATTATTGATGGAGGGCGGGTATGGCAAATGCAGAATATGTCTCAAAATGTCTCCCCTCCGTCAAAAAAAACCGGTTTTTGGCTAGAATTCTTCATTTAACTCTTTATGCCGCTGTTTGTGGCAAGGCTGACAAAGCCACATAACATCAAGTGGTTTATCATAATCTTCATGATGAGCAAGTGATTTAGTATCACCGCAACGCTCACACGGAGAGGGTGTGAGCAAGCCTTTAAGAATTGCTCTTGCCACTTTGCTATGAGCAATTTGCCTTCTTTTATCTTCGGCTCTCCATGCACGATTAACTCGTAACTTTTGCTCAAGTCTGTGCGGCAATTTAGCTCGTTGTTTATCATACTCTCTATACTTTTCAATTTTTTCCCATCGATTTTTGGAAACATCTTTTTTATTACAAGTCTTGCATTTATTAACGTGACCGTCAGCCATCATTGCGTGTTTGTAAAACTCGTCCAATGGCTTGACGGTATTGCACTTAAAACACTCTTTAGAACGAATCATGCTGTACTCCCTGTGCTTGGAATACAACCATTATAGACCCGTTCTAATTAAAAGGTACGTCATCTTCGTCAATATTGACTTCACGGGGATAACTCTCAGCTTTGGCCTGTTTGACAAACTCGGCTTGCAGCACCGTTTCGTAAATACTGACGTATGGCGCACCTTTTTTAGTTTTCGACATATAGGCCCTCATCGTGAGCTTATCGCCTTTTTTGTAGTCTTTTTGCAGAACAATATCCCCCTTAAAATCGGGATCGGTTTCCTTGTTTTTCTGCTGTTGCCAGAGATAGCCACGACCTGGTGGAATGATAAAATCGCCTTCAGCCATTATTGCCCCCACAATTTCCAATTACTTGATTAACAACCATTTTCTGCGCTACTGTGAATGTTTCCATATAGCCTTCATTAGCTCTAGCAAGAGCTTTGGCTTTTTCCCGTTTCTCAGTAAAGCTGTACTTAGTAGAAGTACCAATACGCTCACACATTTCAGAAAAAGCATAGATCCAGTCCTCGACGTTAGACAGATATTTGTAGGGTGCATCAATACCGGGTACATATAGCGGTATTGTTGGCTCTGGTTTGGATTCAACCACGCCCATATCGTCTAAAACAACTTCTGAGACGGTTTCTGCGCTTGGCAATGGCTCTAAGTGCGGCGCATCAATTTTGCCCATAAACTTCGGTTTTGCTGGCTCGAAATCCGCAACTTCTTCAGGGCTATAAAAACCTGTAACTGATCCTGGATAGACGCTCCTAATGCCCTCGCTAATACACCTAGAACGTAGCATTGCACGGGGAAATTTCTGCCAACCAGAACCAGGTTTAACAAGGCCAATGCGAGATGCTTGCTCAATAGTCCAAGTGACCGCCAGTTCTCCTCCCGCCGGATGCGAAAACACTCCTGTAACGACATCATCTTTGTACTCCGTCCAAACGACTTTACCGCCAGCAGCCTGAAACCTCGCCATCATTGCGTCAGCTTTAAGAGCTGGTCTGCCTTGGATGACATGATAATCCCGTGCTGCGGTGGCAAAAGCATGACCTTCAGCCTGAGCCACCATGCCAAGGGCCAATACTTGGTTAACATCATTCAGACCAAACAATTTGGAATCTGCAATGGCTTTCGCCATTTGTTGCATTTCCTGAAACGGTACGATATTACTCATCATGTGTCCCCTTTTCTTTGTTTGCAACATCTGTCATAAACTTTTCAGAAATACGAACAAAAGCGTACATCGCTCCTATTGCTTCTGCAAACGTCAATTCATTTTTTGGATTTAAAATAAATTCATCTGCCGCTTCTATTAAAGCATCAACAAAACGGTGATAAGTACTCTTTGCTTCTTTACGCATGATAAACCCCTATTTGATGAGAAAAAATTACTTCAATAAAAATCTTCTACTACCAGGTGATTCTACTACAAACTTCTCGTACATATCAGGCATCGCCGACTTAAACAATGTTGCATCAAAGCGTTTTGTACTTTTACTCGATTTCCAACTAACTAATGTACTACCGTCAATTGAGCGTACCTCTGAGTTGTCAGCCATGTAATTGCGTATTGCGACTTCCAATGCTTCGGCTTGGCTTTCAGCTTCTTTGATGCGTTCTTTGTACTGTTTTAACAGTTCGATATGTTGTTCGATCTGAGCTGTGGCGGTGACCACGCCTTCTGTCGAGGCCGGATAGACAAGTTTTGTCTGCTCAACCGTCTCCGGTGTTGGTACAGTGTTTGAAACAACGTAGGACCAGAATACAGCCATTTGTGAGATGAGTTCGACTTTCTCGCTCTCCGTAATTGTATAGACGAAATACTTAAACTCCTGTCCACCGAACAGCACAGCCAGACAGATTTTGTCGAGATTGTGTACAGCCGCTTCATGCACAAGTTGAGCGTAATCTGCCGGTGGTATTCTGCCCGTCTCAAAATCAAATTTGTTTCGGACCGACGCATTGTAGTTTTTTGCTTCGACAAGCATCTTTCCATCGACCGTGATCCCGTCAAAATGACTTCTAAGCCAAGTTTCTTTGGGATGGGTAAGAGCGTAATCGGCATCTTTAATCTCCTGTTGTAAAGCGTTTTGAGCCAGTCTGAGTACCACTGGTTGCATAACATGGCCCATCTGGACTGCTTCTACTTGTGACAGGTCTGGAATCTCCATTTTGCCTTGCTTAATTAAGATAGCGTCGATGGCCCGACCATTAGCGGCTTTCCGAGAATCACCGGACCACCAGGCACTATTACGGACTTCTGGTGCAAAATCTTGTTGGTCATTCATGTGTTTTTCTCCTTAAGTTTAGCCTCAATCACACCGTACATTTGTATCTCGGACAAACCATCCATTTCAGGTTGCAGATAAATTGATTTTTTTTCCTCGTCCGTCAAACCAACCCACGGCTTGCGTGGTATTTCGCCAATACTTAGATTTCCTTCTTTATCCCCTCGCAAACCATACTCAGTATATTGAAATTGATGTTCAACTTCTAACTTTTGTGGTGCAGCATACAGCGG